TGTAAACGTTAGACCATACACCAGCAATCAGCTTGTTTTCGACCTCAGGGTTCAGGTTAATAATGCCCTTACCAAGGTCAGCAGTCATACCGTAGATGTATTGGTTCATCTTAGCGATGGTATCAATGCGTCCATCAGTCAGCTCATATGCCATCAGGAATTGATCCATCAGCTCAGGCTGGTTGTCGGCAATCGTACGCATGGTAGAACCAAAACGTTGGGAGTCTTGGAAGATGCGTTGAGCAGTCTCACCAGCACCCAAGGCAGTAGCCTCGGTGTAACCTTCGATGTTTTTAAATCCATTCTGAACCAGTTGGATCAGGTTCATCTTACGGTGCTTGTAATACTTAGCAGAAGCAGTCAACTGAGTGACGTGCTGCATAAGATCAATCACCTTATCTTGTGCTGCTTTAACAGCAGGCGTTCCGTGCATGAGGCGGGCACCTTCAGAAGCGTCTGAGATGCGTCCAGAAAGGCTTCCAGCAAGCAAAGATTGTGCTCTAGCCATATCCATACCAGTGACCTCAGAACCGAGCTGCTTGAGGGCTCTAGCGGCAATATCGAAACCTTCTTCCACCAGCACTTCAGTACCGTCAGGTTTGCGGACAATGTGTGGTTCAAGGACTTTACGGATGTCAGCTTTAGACATACGTGGATCGATCATCGAGATAGCAAGGTTCTCGTTTTCATCAATCACATCCTTAAAGGTAACCTTCCAGTTACTGCCTTCCATTCCGACTGCACCTGCTTTGTGCAGCTGATCAGCTAAACCAAGAACAATTTCTTCAGAAGCCTCAGCAGTCTGGATACCATACTTAAGGGCAGGTTCAGAGATGATATTACCCATGCGACCGTTGACACTATCAAGGTTACGTGCAACACGCACCTGGTCAATAGAGGCACCGACAATACCAAGGTCATCTACAGTACGAACACCAAGTTCGCTGTAATCAAACAAGTCATGAACACCCTTGAGGGCAACATCCATGTTGGGATTGTTTGAGAGATTGTATGCACCGATCTCGTCTAGGGCTTCTTCCTGTCTGATAGCGCCTTCAACTAGGTATTCTTCAGGGTCATCAGATCGTGGTTTAGGTGAGTTCTCAGAAAGCCACTTACGTGCTTCTGCTGTCTCACCGACCAACTTGTTAGACCTACGAACACCTAGTGCTGTTTGACCAATGGCAGTACCAAATCGGATTGCAGATCCCAGAAGTTCGACAAACATACCGCCGCCGATGTCTTCACGGATATTCTTTTGACGTTTCTCATCAGGTGAGTCACTGTCAAGTGTAGCTACACTGTCAGGGATAAAGTCGTAAGTTTTGGGGAAAGATTTTTTAAGAGTACCGGTAAGGTTATCACCTTCGTACTCACTGCTTACCACACCCACACCAAGACCGGCTAGTGATTCAACACCACGGTTACCGATCCATTGCATGAATTTGTTATTACCAAGACTCCAACCAACACGTGTATTAGCAGCAGCACCTGCAGCTCTCAAAGCTCCTGTGCCAGCCAGGGTAGGTACAACAACAGAAGCAATGTTACGGGCTGCTTCATACTCTTTATACTGAAACTCAGGCATTTTAGGAATCTCAACGCCTGGTACCATGTTGATAAGATCTGTAGCAAAGTCAACCACACCTACAGGAATTGCAGCGTATTGCTCTGCGTAGAACCTAGGATCTTGGAACTTTTTGTTCTCTTCTAATTTAGCAACATAGTTAGCATACCTTTCTTCAAAGTCAGGTGCGCTAGTGTCAACTCCCTCAGGAATTGGATATGGACGCTCTACCGTAGTAGGCTGGGTTTGTTCCGGAGTAGGTTGTTGAGCTTCCGTAGGAGCCGGCTGATCCATAGCAGCTTGAGCAGCGGCTTCAGCAGTTTCTTGCTGATCGACCATCACTTCATGCTGCAGCTCATCAGACATTTGCAAGTCTTGAGCTGGATCAGCCTCATACCTCTCTTCAGTATCAATAGGCATAGTTATTTAGGCGCTGTGCCATGTAAAAATGTGTATCGAAGACCATTAGGCAGTTCAATAGTCACAACATCGCCATGTTCTGACGGTTGTGTGTCAACTACTTTGGCTCCATTTTTAGCAAAGACCTGTGTTCCACTATAGAGACCGTAGTCAATACCATGTGATCCACGTGCTTTGTGTTCAGCAAAGTCACCAGTAATAGGTACTTTACTTAGAGGTACTCTACCAAGTTCTGGGTCTTCTACTTCAATAAAAGAATCCAAAGCATTTGGTGCAAATTCTTGACCGTCAACACGTTTGACATCTAGATGCGGTCCAGTAGATGTAGGTCCAATGTTATCAGATATGTAGATAAGGAGAGGAGAACCAGCCCGCACATGAGCAGGTGACTTGTAAACCTCTGTGTTACCTGCAGCAACATTGATAGTATTTAACTTAGACTGATAGCTTGCAGCCGCATCGTTAATAATACGCTGCTGCTCAGTTGTAAATGTAACACCTTTAAGGACTTGAGGTGGCTCAAACCTTTCCGTACGTCCAGCTGCTTTAAATGCTGCGTTATAGATTTGGTCTAAAGACGTACCATTAGCAGCCATACCTTGGAAGGCTCTTTCAAGAGGAGCAGGTTGGAAACCAGGCTTCCCGTAATTTTCAGCGATGTAGTCCATACGTTCGGGTGGGATGAAAGAGTTAGGGATGTTAATCACCTCTTGCAGTCCAAGAGATTTAACCTGAGTTCTAAGTACTTGATAATCACGTACTGCTTTCTCAGCAGCCGATACATTACCAGCACGTTTTTCTAGGTAAGGAAATTCAATACGACCGTTAGGAAGTGCTTTACGAGCATACGGTAGAGTATCATGCCGTCCGGTAGTTAACTGCTGTAGATAAATCGCTGACTCGTCATCAGCTGCTTTTGTCAAAGCTTCTTCAACAGTAAAACCGTTCTGACCGTTACCGTAAATAAGCTTAGCTTTTTTCCTTATCTGCCCTTCCATGTAGCTGATGGCAACTTGTGCACCAGGGCTAGCAGTTTTAGGACCGAAAGCTGTCGTACCTGTAATGGTAGTGGTAGCGTTTTTAATAATTTTATTAGCTTCCTTTGTATGGTACTGACCAACATTAGCTTCGTAACGTTGTTTAACAGTAGCGGCTTGCTCTGTAGTCATAACAGCCGAGGCAGAGTCAACGTCTACTTGCGTCAGCTGGTCGTCAGGTTTAGACAGGATTCGCTGAGCTTCGTTATTACGGTGACCAACCTCAATAGAGGCAAACTTGCCGTAGTTGTTAATTTTTGTGCTATACTTACCATTAGTAGCTTCCACATATTTACGCTGTGCTTCGCCAATGTTAGCCATAGTAGGGTTAAGCGCAATAGCACGTACCAGCTCTTCTTCTAGATCTTCAGCAGCTTCGGCTTCAATCTTATCGTTAGTAGTATCCCAGTTAACCTGATTCCTATTACGATCTTCAATAACCTTAGCCAAAACACCAACTGCTTGACCTTTACTGTTAGTAAAGTGCTCACCCATTGTAGTATCCTTACCATCGATAACAAGAGGAAGTCTCATAATAACTTCCATATCCATGATAGGATTACCTGTTCTCTGATCAACAGCTGTCATAGAAGGTGTCAGATCTTTCCAAGTTTCTGCTGCATCACGATCGTTAAGATCATAAAGTTTAGACCAAACAGCAGGGAACTGTATAAGAGTGTTTTCTCCTGAAGAGTTTTCAAAAATAGAAATGTTAGTACTACGACTTTGATTGTTTTCTACTTTGATCTGTTCGTCTCTAAAGCTCTTAAGAATTGAACTAACTTGACCTTCTAGACGACGTTCAACATCAGCAACAATCTCAGGGGGATAGCCTGAATCCTTGAAATTTTTACGAATAGCTTTCTGCATAACAAGGATTGCATCCACCTTATCCTCGTATTCAAGGGGACGATCGCCTGCTGCTTCCTGCCTTTTATTTACGCCAGCAAGAAGGTAGTCCACCATGGTACCATCACGTATAGCCGCATCAACTGATGCAAGACCAGCCCGTACCGTTTGATTAGGGTCTCTGTTTTTAAGCCTAGCAGCCGCTAAAGCATCAGCTCCACCGGTAGCTTCAGCTGCATTAACAGCAGTCTGTTGCTCCAAACTTGTAGCAGCAGCATCAGCAATATAAACACCAAGGTTATTGTAATTATTATCCCTAGCGTTATTTACAGCATCGCCATAGTTTTTAAGTGTCTGCTCTTTTTTTATTTCAAAAGCAGCGTTCATTGCTGTTTCACTGAACTTTGCAATGCTTTGGAAAATTGCATTACTAGCTTCAATATCTAAAGAAGCTTGCTTAGATTCTTGCTGTGCCTTTAGACGCAAACCTTCAATTTCTCTACGTGAGTTATCAGTAGAGATTTGATAGTTCTTTTCTTCCATCCGCCTTGTAGCGGCTTGGTCTTCTTTTTGTTGTGCAAGAGATCTCCGCCGATCGGAAACCTCCATCTCTGCACGTTCGCGCATGTTCCGAGCAGTGCGATCACTCTCTTCCCGCATACGCTGGATGTTACCTTGATCAACCTGTCGGGGTTTGTACCCACGAGATTGAGCAGCTCTACGATACTGTGCCATAATCAATTAGTTTGTATATAAGTTAGGGTTACTCATAACACTACCGGCACTAGCAATACCTTGTACAAGAGGCGCAAAGGTGCTTTGCTGCAGTGGTGCAGGGACAAAAGCTTCAGTTGCTTCAATCGGAGCCACAAAGATACGTTCAGGTGCTTGAATAGGTGCAGGTAGATCAGGCAGCCGTTCAGGTCGAATCATCATAGATGACATTACATTTTGGTCGTCGATAAACTTACCAAGAGCAATGTCACGCATGTTACGCTCTGATTGCATACGAGCACTGTTCAAGCTGGCTCTCATCACAGCACGATCTCTGCCAACTTGAGCATTAGCTGATTGAATAGCTTTAGCTCTAGACTTACCTGCCTGCATCAATGCTGCTTGACCTTGCTTTTGCAACTGCTCAACCAGCAGGCTTTCACGCTGAAAGGCGTCTTCAGTCAAGATCTCATTAAGAGATGCTTGCTCCGATTCACGAGCTTCCATAGCAGCCATGCTGTTATACACCAGCTGTTGCTGTGTATTTTCTACAGAAGATTGATACTGACTAACGGTTTGGTTGTATTGGTAATCTTGAATAGCTTGATTGTACTTATAGTTTCTGAGAGATGTCTCCCATTCATAAGCACGGTTGCTGTAATAATTAGCCTTATCAGCAGCAAAAACCTTTCTGTTGTACTCGTTAGTCCTGTCAGCTTGTTCTTTAGCAGCTGCACGTTGATCAGCAGCGTTTTTTTCCGCCCGTGCGTTGTTTTTCTTAGCTTGGTTGGATGCACTAATGCCACCAGCAATCGAAGCAACAGCTGAAACACCTGCAAAAATTGCACCAACAATGTTCATCTCCAGACCGGAGACAGCAAGCTGTTCGTCTAGGAGGTTATTAGTTTTTGGATTAAACATCAAGCCCTCCTATAGTACTTGGTAGAATAGTTACCCTCCCACATCATTGACACCAACGATACAGGGTATGGAAAATCACTTGTCACTTTCAGTTCAAAATTAGTGTTACGTTGATGGATCGGTAAGGTAAAGACACGTTCCTGCACCACAGGACTTGTATCACCAGCGTAGGTATCACCTTCTGCGGTATGTTCTACATTTTTCCATTCGTTAGAGCCAGTCGGTTTTAGCTTAAACCGGATAGCACCAGAACGACCAGCAGATAGTTTTACCCTGGCAATCGTCAAAGAAGCCGTAAAGTCAGCACCTGCCTCACGTTGCAGGTAGAATTTAGGTAGTGTAGCCTCTAGATCATAACTATATCCAACTACAATACCATCTTCATAATCAGTAAAATCACCCTTTACTTCAAAGTAATGGAAGTCAGTTGTATCCTCAATACGCTCAACAGCCTTAGCCCAGTAACCCTGATCCGAGTCTAGTACAGCATCGGTATCTTTATCTGCTGTGGGCACTGTAAGGAGCATTACGGCGTCCTTGTCATCGATAGGGGTATAAGGTACGTAGATCTTAGTAATGTCGTTATCTTCATCATATACAACTGCATCAGTGTCATTATCCGGCGCAACAGGACGGGTAGCCATGTCAAGAGGTACGTTACCAGAAAAACCAGAGGCCGTGGAGAACACATCACCAGATGGTAATTCGTCTAGTTCAATAAAACCAATGGTATATTCATCCTCTTGCTGCGACACAATAGTAACAGCGTCGTTAATAATACGTGCAGTTTGAATAGTACCAGGAAGCTCCCACTTGACCCAAGCTTGGAAAAGATCTTCCTTGCCATTGTTGTAATACCTATAAAGATACAGGTATTCAGTATCCCGGTCAACCATCATAACCACCGAGTTTGGCGGGCTGGTAGTTAGATCATCTACAGTATCAGGGATCCATTCTAGCACAGCTTTACTGATGTCCACCACAATAGGTGTCTGCTCAACGTCTCGAAGAGCCATGGTAAACAACTTGCTATAACCAGGTACTCGACTAACAAACGCAGTAGTAGTACCGATGTCTACAGGACGTACATTAGTAGCCATCTCGTAGTTAGACAGTGAACGGATAACTGCAGAGGTAGGTGTCAAGATACTTGCATCTGTAGCATACACCTGGAATTGCTGACGTTGACTAAACAGCAGCAAGCCCTGGGGCGACGGTAGAACATCAGACAAAGTGACAGGACGCACACTAGATACGTTCAAGTCAATAGGATCTGAGGCAATCTGAGTCAGTGCAGACTTAGCAAAAAAGTTATAGTTGTCGTTAGCAACACCGAAAATAACGTTATCCTCAGACAACACACCGAACCTATTGCTGTAAAAGAAAGTAGAACTAATTTTTTTACCAACAAAAGATGGCTGTGGGTTAGTGTTATCATCACCAGTTAGACGATCCTTATAGGTAATAGGACCAAACGTAAAGGTAGTAGCACCAGTGTTAGCCAACTCATGCGGCATAGTAGTGTTATCAAGACCAGGTGATACATCGCGTGCAATGGTCTCCTGCCAATAACCTTTACCACCGGTACCATTAGCAGCTACAAACTTTACATAATAATCATCATCTTCAGTATCACTGTTTAAAATTTTAACAGTGTGATCGTGAAATGACTCTAAAGGCACTTCAGAGATGTTAGTTACATCATCTTGAAATGCTTCAATAGCATTGTTAGAGACACCGCCCAATGCAGTTACCTCAAAATACTGGTAAGTAACACTATCTCCAGGCTCTTCATCTACTACAACATCATTAGCTTCAGTTGTTCTACGGATTGTAAGGCTGTTAGCGTAGGAGTTTAAATACCACTTACCGTCAAATTCAGTATCACTAGCAGTATGGCGTGCCTCTAGTAAATTTTGAATAGCACCAAGTAGCTCATGGGAGGTGTGTGTACCAGTTAGAAATGTTGTAAAGGTAGCGTTAGATTGTACAGTAGCTGTTGCCTCATGTTCAGTACCATCTGCTTCACCTTTAATTGTAACAGTATGTACATCACCATTGGTTACTGATTTAAGTTTCAGTGCGCCCTGTGAATTAGCAACAAACGTACCGGCTGCCTGCATAGCAGTGTCAACAGTTTTGTTAGCAATAATAGTGGTGTCCTGGATACTACGGAAGTGGTAATCATCCTGCTTGGTGCCAGTCAGATAGTCAGCACCATTGTTCGTCACTGTACAGAATGTACCTTCAGCTGCAGTCCATACAAAAATGTCATCATCCTTGATAGCACCAATGTAAGAACCAGCGGTAGCACGGTCAATAAAGAACCATGCTGCATCTGCCAGTTCAGTTTTGGTAAACGCAGTGTCATCAGCTTTCTTTAGCACGTTGGTGTGCTTCATACCAGGACGCTTCAGCAAACCAAATGTAGGATCAGGGTAACCGTTAACACACTCAGTCAGCTGGTTAATTAGTTTCTTGTCGTCAGTTTGGCGGGATACACCACCAAGAAAATTAGGGATCTGTTGTGTTACGGCTGGCATTAGCGTTGCAAGGTATGGAACGGTTTATAGCTATTGTAATAGTTCTCGCCCTGGGGCTCACCAAAGAACGAAAAGTCACCCTGGTTGCACTCATACTCCATAGCCATCGCCCGTGCAAATGCTTCCTTTTGTTGGAGCATCTGATACAGGTTAGGGTCACCCATGGTACGGGTAGAGAAGATAGAAGCAGCACGTGCTACGATAAATGCTTGAATAGGATCAGGGATATTTTCCCACTCAAAATACCACAGGATGTCAGCTTTAACATTGTCAGCAGTCCACTTGTAGGTATGTTTAATACGGTCGTAGAGTTTACCTCCACGGTTAACGCTATCGAACTGACGGTTACCAGATCTCTTAGATGAGATGTTCAGATCTACCTGAAGCATGTTATCAGGGATCAGGATTTCGTTGCTCGAATTAGGAGTAAGTGTATAGTCAAATTCTTTATTAAAAGTCCATCCTTCGCTCTGTACTTCACGCGACACCTCTCTCAAGGTGTTGAGTGCAATCGCAACGTCCGGGTTGGTTTGAGTTTCAACTCTGGTAGTAACTTCATTACGAGTCAATGTACGTTCAGCTACAGTCTGAGAAATGTTCAGAGTGTATTCATACGTAACAGGATCAGTAGCTGGATCAGCCTCTTCGCCAGCAACAGCGATAGAGGTACCATCAGTAACACCAGTACCACCAATGTAAGTACCAACAGGAATGTTAGCAGTTTCAGTAGTTAGTGTAGTGCCTGAAATAGAACCAGTAAATCGAGAGACTTCGTTGATAATGAGAGTTTCTTCAGTTGTCAACGTGGTAACAGGAGCCTGACCAACTGACG